TCTTGAATATCTAATTGACTTTTATAATAATCTCTTTCCACATTATTTTTGAAACAAACATGAATATAAGTTGCATTTTTTCCTACAAATTCATAAATTGCTTCTACACTAAAAAAATTTTTTCCATCCTTACTTAAATGGTATTTTCTTGGATCAAGAAATTTAGGATTCTCTAGAAATTCAACATTATCCAAAGTATAAGAATATGTTTTTCTATTATTAAACGTAACATTCATTTTGTGACTTGCATCATCTTGTTCCAAAAATTTGACATCTCTTGTTTTTATTTCACCTTTTATAATGATCATGTATTTTTTTGTATTCATCTTTATTACCGCTTTAACTATTATTAAATACATCATACCTTATTAAAAGAAATTTTTAAATGCATTTTCTTTATTAAGTAATTGTCTCATATTGCTAGATTAAATCTTTACATTTTATTTCTTATACATTCCACACAGTGACATCAACAAACACCAAATTGCTCTTAATGGCAAAATAATGATGTAAAAAAACAATTTAAATATTGTCCACATAGTCTATCACCTCTTTATTCTATATTCCAAATAACTGTTACTGTGTCTGTAACATCTATATCATCTATTTCTACATCTATTACATAATCAGATTCATCATTATCTTCTTCAAAGAACCATTTCTTGTTTTCAAATGGTGATGACGATATTCTAAGTTCACTCCACGAATAATCTATTGATAGAATATTTCCTAATTTAACACCTGAAGCATTTGCTAGAACAATTGCTTTTTCCTTAGAATTATTAATGGCGTTTTCTAATAATTTATTTTTATATTTTTCTGGATTTGATACTGTATATGATATAGAAAATGATGGATAAGATGTACTTTTAGATAATGTATATAAAACACGGCCTAGCATTTTATTATTTGCTTCAAATTCTATTTTCATTTTATGAATAAAGCTATAGCCTTTAAATTCTTCAACCCATTTATCATTTTTATCTCTATAACTATCATATTCTATATTGATATCAAAACTTTTTGTTTTGATATTTTTTCGTTCAAAGCCAATTTTTTCAAGTAATTCTTTTACTTCATTTGTCGCACTTGACGATCTTTTTAGTAGCTCATCGTATTCTTTTTTTATATCTTTTATTGATAAAGTTAACTCTATTAAATCTGGTTTGACTGCAAGTTTTCCTTTACCTGTTACTCTTATTGTTCTTTCCATAATATTTTTTCCTAACTAACATATTCTTTATAAACAGAATGTCCTTGTTCCTTTCCTAACATTCTTCTAATGGTAGATTTTGTATTGATGCTTCTTCAATATAATGTCTAATATGAAGATGTCTTGATTTTAGAAATCTTTCATGAGATTCATATTTATCATAAATATGATGAATTTTTGCAATACATTGGTGATATTCATAGAAAACATCCTCTTTATTTTCAAAAGATCTAACATGTGTTCCAGAATAATAAAGTTCATAACTCATTTGATAAATATCAAATTCAATAAATGTTTTAACCATACCAATTGTATTAATATATTCTTCTACAACAAATAATTTCTTTTCATTTTTACTTAAAGCATTTTTCAAAGAATCCATACATGAATAACTTAATACTTTCTTTCTTAAAGAATCATTTATCTTTGACATAATAGAAAGGTAATCCTCATTTCCTTCGTTATAGTAATAACAAAATGATCCTGGATGTCTTGAAACTAATTGTTTTGGATATTTTTCTTTTAAATATAAGATACTTGCATCATAACCTCTGTCTTTTGAACAAATGACAATTCTTGTTTTCTTTGAAACATAAGAAAGTAAATTTGTAAGTTCTGCAACAATACAAAAATCCATAATATTTTTCGTTATACATTCTTTTCTGATATTTGAAATATTGATAAGTTTTATATGTTTATTATTTTTATAGTCTTTTATCTTCTCATCAATAAATGGATCACTGATAAAAAGATAAACTAATGTATGCTTTGGTATTTCTTCTGGTATTTGATAACCAATATTTTCACTATCTACTAAAACAATTTCTTTAATCAAATGATATTTAATTTTATTTATGATTCTTTTTAACATGCAAATCCCCCTTTTCTTTGAATCTATTATATAATGATAAAAAAGCTAATACCGTCTTATATAAGCAGGTATTAACGAATGTTTTCGTTTATGATATTGATACGAGGTGATTTAAATGAATAGAAATAAAGATCATGATTCATATATTAAATATATATCTGTGATTGATTTAATTATTAAAAATAGTGATGAAAAAAATCCAATCACGATTAATCAAATTCAAGATTTGATTTATGATAAAGGCTATGATTTTAAAATAGACTTTAGAATCGTTAAAAAATTTGTAGAAAACTATAATA